TTTCTCCTGTGTTTGCATCGTATACAAGTTTGTTGCGATAGCGCATCATCACATCACGTAAGTATTGCTCTGCTTTCTGCTTAGGCAGATTACCAACATCGATGTAGAAAATTCTACGCTCTGGAGCACGAGATAATCTGTAGATTACTAGTGAATCCTCAATCATTCTAAGTTGATTGAGTGATTTGATGGCTTTATGAAGATACGAGAGGGTTGATCCTTTATTACGATCTACTAATCCAGATGTACAGTAGGTAACAGAATCTTTCGACATTTTAATGCCTTGACTTGCGCCGGAGGCATTAATATTTCCGGTTGGATATGATGGTTTTGGATTATAAATGAAATATTCTTCCAATTCTGGAAACTCATATTCCATTGGATTTTCATTATTATTCTGTAAGGCAGGATTTTTAAACTTATCCTTATCTTTTTTCTTAGATTGCCTAATATAACGCATCTTCATTGCGTCAATGTAGCGCAATTCTTGAATACCTGCCTCAGGATTCTTTAAATCAATTACTTTGTGGTAAAATAATCTACCGTCAACATACCAATTCCTATAAATTTCGTGTGCCTTTTTATCAAAATCAAGAAGATCTAAGATATATTTGAATTCTTTACGAATTTTTGTCTTAATACCATCACTGGCGTTAAGATTTGAGAGTTCAATTTCTACTGGACTATCATTACTATCAGAGACAATTGCTTCATTTACTATGTCTTCAATGGCACTATCGCATTCAGGATGCAGTGCCATCTCACGATATCTTTTAATTAAATCGAACTCAGTTCTATAAATTCCTTCAATGTCAACATAAGAACCAAAAAATCCACTACTTAAATAATGATCAACCCCGTCCTCATTATTAGGAGGAACGGGGGAAACCGTAGTTGGCGATAATGGCTCATCGTTCTCTATAGAGAACCCAAATAATTTTGCCATAATTTATGTGTTTGACTTTATTACCTATTAGTATTTATCAGACAATAATGTCGCCAGTTTGATCAGATGTAGAACCGTTAGTTGAATTAGTACCGGCCACCCAATACTGAACCTGGAAAGTTACTGTATACTCTTCAATAGCATCAGTATTGTCATAAGAAAGTTCAATAGAACCAACCTGTGTTGGGAAAATTCCATCAAAATAGTATGTTCTTAGTGGTTGAACTGAAGCAGTTCCGCTGCTTCCATCACCACTTCCACTATTATTCTGCGAAAATCTCCCTGCCTGATATCCTCTGCCAAGTTGATTTACCGTTGCATTACCCATATAAGAATTTGGATTAGTTGCACCAGATCCATCAGAGAGCTTGTTAATTCCGTTCATCCAAGTTTCAAATGAAGATCTTAACCTGAAATCTTCATCGTTAATGACTGTAATTGTCCACTCATCAAAAGTTCTGTCTCCAGCAACTTTTAATTGTCTTCCTCTAAAAGGAATTGAAATTGAACTTACGTTTGAAGCTGGAAGTTGTGCTCCTTTGCAAAGAAACTGAAACGTTTCATTATCCCAATCTGAAAATTTGAAGTCATTAATGTTTACTTCAAAGAGATTGGCGCGGGCTCCACCACCTTGGAGCCTAGATTTAAATTGTGAGATTGTTTTAAGTGCCATTAGTTGAGTCCTCCTTTTAAGTAATTATAAAATATGATCAAGATCTTCCAGTCACTTCTTCAAAACTGACGCCAGTTCTGGTAGCAACGAAACTAAGGGTTACATAATTAATAGACTTGGTTGGTTTCAAGAAGATGTCTGCACGGAATTCATTGTTATCAATCACGTCTGGAGTGTTATTGGTTTCATCACAAACAACTCTGAAATCAAAGAGTCCTCTCTTTGCCTGAACATCTCTGAGGAATGGTTCGACAACGTTAACGAAATTAGCTCTCGTTATTTCGTCGTTGAATTCAAAGAGTTGTGCGTTAGCAACACCCTCAAGAGACTTTTCAACAGTTAAGAATAGACGACGGACGTTAATTCTGTCGAATGCTGATGCGAAAGATAATCCAGTTTTATCACCAAAGAGAAGAACTCCAGATCCTGGTTGATTAACAATTGGATTAACTCTTGCTTCATACAAGGAATCTCTCTGAGTTTTATTTGGATTATATGCAAGTTTAATTGCATTATTCAAAGTTCCTCTCGTTTGTCCAGCAGGAGAATACCATGGGAACTGTTCAATGTCAGTTCTAACCATCAATCCAGCAACATCAGCGTTGGTTGGAATGAATCTGAACAGATTATTGAATCTGTCATAAGTGTACTTGTAACCAGAATCAAATACCGCGTATGAAGAACTAGTAAGTGGTGCAAAGAACCCAACAATATTATTTGTTTGAGTTGTGGTGCTAGTTACATTGACAACATTGTCTCTATGTGGAGAAATGACTGCAACGCAGTCTTTTCTATCTTCGGCAATTGCAATGAGTTTATTTGCTTTTGCTTGAGACTCCACTTCTTCAGTAAGTCCAGGGCCTTGAATTAAGAAGTTGACGTTAGTCTCATCTTTGTTGGAGAACAGATCGTATGCAGCGACTAAATCTCCCAAGGTTGCCTTCATTCCACCTGCTGCAGAATAATCAACACCACCAGTAAGAGTATAAGTTACGTTACCGATTGCATTGAAGGTTATGCCTTGAGTGTCCAATCCCCATAATCCAGCAGCAGTTGTTACTGGGGTAAAGTCTGTGGAGAATCCAGTTGCTCTTGGTTGAGTTCCATGATATGTGTCTGTGAGACTGGATGGATTCCTACCTGCATAAACATATTCGGAGAAGTTTGCAAGATAGTTCTTGTAGAAAGTCTTCTGTGGGGAATTCACTGAAGATATTGCATCATTTGCTTTTGAGATGCTTATGTGCTTCTCAATAATGCTTCCTTGTATCCCACTAATTGTTCCATTATCGTCAACGATGACGATGTGCATTGCGTCATTCTTACTGTTTCTATCAGCACTAAACTGATTAGTTACAGGTTTAGATGCAATTTGCTTCCAATAAATTGAGGCGTTGGTTAAGTTAAGTTGTTGCTGATTATACCAGTCAACTGCGCTGCCTACAGTAAATCCTCCATTTGCGTCAGTACGAGTTGGGCCCGTAGTAACACCAGAGTTATTCATAAAGAATATGGTGTCCGATGCATCAAACTGGAATAAGGAGTTTGATTCGGCATATGAAATTGATGTTTCAATTCCAGCAGAACTAACTCTAGAGGTGATCTTAACATCAATCTCAGATGAACCACCAGAAGAATCAGTTCTAACTCCAGTAATGATTCCTTTGAGATGGCCACCGATTGATGATGTTGTACCAACTCCAACAGCAACTCCACTTAATGCAGTTGTGACACCAAATCCAATTTTTGCTCCGAAGTTACCAGCATTAGTCGTGGTAATTCCAAGAGTTTGATCTGCTAAGTCATCAATGAATGCTACTTTTAAATTATTTGAGTAAGATCCAGGACTCTTTGATGCATAAGTGTAGTTTACTGCATCGCTAGAGTGATTAGCGTTATAATCATCAAAGTTTTTGATGTTTAACTCTGAAGTCGAAGCTGCGCCGACACCTGCGTTTGCGCTATTCAGAGTTGAACCATTAACTCTTGCAACTTTAAGAACACCGCCATATGAAAGATATGACGCTGCGCTCATCCAATACTCATACTGAGTATCTGTGGAGAGTGGTTTTCCAAAAGTGTTGATCAGTTGTTGTTCCGTTTGAATGTCAACTGCTTCATCTACAGGGCCAAGTGGAAATGGACCAGCAATTGCACCAACGTTAGCTAATACGTTATCAGCTCTTCCTACAGTAAGATCAACCTCTCTCGTAATTACGCCGGGAGATAATTGAGGAGTCGCCATGTTTTTCTCCGTGTTCTCAGTTTATCTGAAAATATTTATTAAAAGGCTACTTTTCAGAGGGGAAACGTGACGTGAACTACCAATCTGGGTATTCCCACAAGTTACTACATTTTTTATTTTCTATGATTCTTTGTATGGTGCATTCTTTACATTCGTATGAATATGATGATGCCACAGCTCCTCTATCTTTTCTTGTTCTATAAAATCCATCGACTAAATTTTTATTTTCCCCACATACACGACATTTTCTGTCTGCTAAAAGTAGATGTCCAAGTTTTATTTGTCCATCTATTTCCATCATCTGTAGTCCCACATATAAGATCTATCACCATATTCATCAGTGAACCATCTATCTCCTTCACTATCAACAAAACTATCATCACTCAACCCATCGCTTAAAAATCCAAATGGAGCCATATCTTGTTCAATCTGATTTTTTTGTTCCTCATATAATCTTTTACGAACGTCCTGATCAGTTAACTCTTTAAAATAGTCCATTTGGACTAACCAAGCATAGATGACAAGACACATTGCTAAGTCATCATTACATCCCTCTTCAGCTTCAAAAGAATTATGCTTTGAAATAAAAGTAGTCAGTTCTGAAATTATTTCATAGTCACTGAATATTAACTTATCTTCTTCAATCAGAGTCTTTAAGTTTAAAGATCCAACCTTCTTAACTGTTTTGGACATCTTGACACCTAATTGTGTCTTTTTGCCAGAGAATCCTTGCCCAACAATCTGTCCTGCCCTACCTCTCATTGAACACATTAATAGATTTTGATACTCTAAATCATATTGAAGAATACTTGCAACTTGATCTCCAATATCATTTACCTCACAAAGAATATATGCACTATTATAATTTTTAGCTATTTCGTAGATAATATTTGGGAACAACATCGGTTTGATGTCATTGTTCCTATATTTTGCAACTACTCTATGCGGGAACTCTGTGATGTCTACACAGACAAATGCTGAGTAGTCTTCACCAACTCCTCTAGCAACGTCAACAGTCATCACATAGTCGTGATTTTCTTTTGGTGGTTCATAGACATCCAGTCCAGCATTTCTTTTCAATGGATTGTCATATACCATTGTCCTCAGTTTACTGGGAGCAATCAAAGTATCAACTGATCCTAAAAATTCACATTCAAACTCAACCTTAAATTGTGCTTCGGATGTGTTTGCAATTGTAGTTTCTTTCCATTTATCATCCCTACCAGGAACTTCACTCCAATGAACATCCGTTGGTACATATTCATTTTTTTGTTTCTCTGCATCATGCCACATACGGTAGAAATGATTCATACCATGTGGGGTAGATACGATAATTACCTTGGTGTTTTTACCAGAAGTAATAGTAGGATAAACAGATGCAAAGAAGGAGTCCGCAACATGGTTTGGAACGAAGGCGAATTCGTCGAGGAAGAGAATGTTAAACGACATGCCTCGGACAGCACTTGCAGACGTAGAAGCTGCCAGTATCTTACTCCCATTTTCCAACTCCAAAGATCCTTTGTTCCATGCTATGATACCCTGCTGCATCCATTTAGGTAAGTTTTCATATGCAGTCTGTAACCTTCCAAGAAGTTCTCTTGCGGTTGCTGCTTTGTTTGCCAGAATACCAATGTTAACACTGTCATTGAAAACAGCATAGTGCAAAAGGTAAGATACGACTGTAGTGGATTTACCAGTCTGTCGTGGCATTTTACAGATATTAAATCTGTTGTTGTGGAAGTTGTTAATTAACTTCTCTTGAAAATGATATGGATGGAACTGAGTGAGTCCTTCATCCAAGGAAACAATCTTTATATACTTATTAGCAAAGTAGACAGGATCTTCCTTACACTTTAAGAATTCTAGGATTTGTTCTTCCGTGAATTCAATCGGTGTATTTGCTTTTTTTAAATTGGGATTACCAAGATATACATTATCAGACATAGTTCACTCAGCAATTCCAACGTCTAAGGGCTTTATTGATTCTGCTATCTGGATCTCTAGCAGTTTTAGCAGAGGTAAGTCTCTTTTTCATTCCTTTCATTCTAGAACAGAATGACTTACGACGATTTGCGTCTTTTGAACCTGCTTTTAATTCGGATGGTTTTTTAGTGACAGCAGTTTTGAGTTTTGATCCTGGATTTTCTTTGCGATATGCATCAACTGCTTTTTGGCTCAAACCATCAGTCTTGTCTTTACGGTTCTCTTTTTGCCAATCTTCATATTGAACTTCTTCATTTTTCTTTTTGGTGTCAATGAGAGCGCCCTTACCATACTTAGAACGAATATCTGCTTTTACAAAATCAAGTGCAGACATACCGCCACTCTTTGGTTTCTTCTTACCTGCAAGGTTTGGTTTACCGGGTGGTTTGCTGTAATCAACATTACTACCAACACCACCACGCTCCATGCGGCGATCTTTCATACGATCATAATCTTCTTCAGAAACAAATTCTTCCTTGGGAACACAATTGGGAACCATACGGTTTCCTTTTTTCTTCATTCCCTTCATTTCATGAGTGTCCCAACAGGGATCATTTGATTTTTTTTCTTCTAATGCCCCTTCGGTTTTCTCAGTGATTTTTGTTGGTGTTCCTGAGTCATATTCAAAAGTTTCCTCAACTGTTTTACTGTATCCTCTGCTTTCTTCTGCATGGAGGATTGGTTGTCCTGGTTCATAGTCCGTGACTTTGTAGGTTGCTAATCTTGCGCCAGGATATACCTTTTGAACCTGAGATTCTACATCAGATTTTTTAGGTATTGAAATTTGTGGGAAAAACATTTTTAATGCATAATATTTCCCACGGAAAAAGAAATAGGTATCAATTAGATTGCCATTTTTAGCAGGGAGTCTTACCGCCTCTTCAACCTGCTCTTTTCTAGTTGCTTTCTTTTTCACACAGTTTGGATATCTTTTTCCAAACATTGTCTTCATTCCTTTTTTCTCGTATCCAGGCCAGCACTTCTCTGTTAGTTGATCCCAGGAAAGTCCTTCAGACTTGTTGCCCCAGTTTGCAGCGCCTACCTTCCGACATTTGACTAGTGCTCCTGACGCATACGCACTAGGCCAAACACTGTAACGAGATTTTACTTTATGGTAACAGGCATCTTTAGTTCCGCTGCCCTTACCCTTTTTATCTGAACCCTCTGAAATTCCAGCTTTTCTGAGTCTTTTTGCTTGACTCTTATGCATTTCAACTGCTTTATCTAGTTCTTTTGCAATACCCTTTACATTTTTAGGGTGATCTTTTCCTTCTTTCATTGATTTTTTCCGAGGGCTTTCAGTACTTACATAAGTTGGTTTAGCAGCACCTGTTTTTTGCTGTTGTCCAGGATCTGCTTTCTTTTTTCTTCTAGCAGCAGAAAGTCTCTCTGCCTTAGTCATACTTGCTCTCTTCTTTGAAGAGACGCATTTTGGTGTTCCCTCTCCAGGTTTATCACTGGCACATGTGCCACCAGTTACAACATTAACCCAACCACCTTTACCATCTTTTGATTTGGATCCTTTGAACCACTGACGTAAGTCACCGCCTTCATGAACTACTTCTTCTCCCATTCCCCCACCGTTGGATCCACCATTACCACTCCCATTGCCATTACCACCATTGCCATTACCATTACCGTTAGAAACACTACCATTACCGTTACCATTACCATTACCATTTGA